TGCCAAAACCGTTGGAGAATAAAGGAAAACCGCCATCTCTGGCGGTTTCCAAAAGTGCCTCCAGCGGGACTCGAACCCACAATCATAAACCACTACAAGGCCACCGATTCCAACGAATCAACAGCACTCGAAACCGACTGTGCCCACATTTTGCCCACATCCTGCGAAAACAGCAGACCGCCCATACGCTCCGACAGGTCGTCCAGATCATCGTCGAACAGGTCGGCGTACACGTCCAACGTCATCGCGGCCGACTTGTGGCCGAGCTGCCGCTGCACGGTCTTGACGTTCGCGCCAGACTGCACCATGAGGCTCGCTGCGGTATGCCGCAGGTCATGGATCGTCATATGCCCGCGCTCGATGCCGGCCCTGCGCAGCGCGACCGCGAACCATCCGTCGCTCCTGGTCGGATTCCAACCGTTCGTCATGGGCTCGTCCAACGGCTTGCCTGGAGCCGTGAAAAGAAAATCTGACGGGCCACGTCCGCCGCATTGCTCTTCAAGCAGCGGCCGCAGGATCCGCGGAAACATGACGGAGCGTCCTTCATGGGTTTTCGGATCCGTCTCCACCATCTCACTGGACAGTCTGGTGATGCTACGCCAGATATGGAGCCTGCATCGTTGCAGGTCAACGTCCTCCACACGCAGGGCGACGAGTTCGCCCCAACGCATGCCGCACAGTCCGAGAGTGAGCACGATAGGCTCACGCCAGCCACAATGCAACGCCACCCGCGAGAGTTCGTCGGCTGTCAGATACACGTGGCGTCGACGCTGTTTGCGCGGCAGTTCGATGTTGTCGCATGGATTGTCGTGGATGCACCGATCGGCCTTTGCCCTCTCCATGAGACTGCGCAGGAGGTTTTCAGCACGGATGGTCACTGACGCGCTGCGCCTGCCAGCCAGATCGGTGACCCACCGCTGCACTTCGTCGCGCGTGATTGACTGCATCTCCCTCATGCCCCACTGCGGCTCCACATGCACTCGCCAAGCGTCTTCCAGCGACTTGATGTAGCTTGGCTTCGCCTTGGTCTTCTTGGCGGCCAGCCACGGCTCCCAAAAGTCCTCCACGAGTCTTCTTCCGGCCTGTGGATCGATGTAAGCTCCGACGCTTTTCGCTGTGGTCACGTTCGCTGCGCCCCAGGCATCGGCGTCCATCTTGCGCTTGAAGCCACGCCTTCCGGTGGACGACCCGTCCGGCTTACGGTATCTGACTTCGTATCTTTTTCCGCTTTTCGTCTGGTATTGGCGGATCGTGTAGGCCATGCTTGCCCCTTCGTTTGCGTGGCATCAAGTCTATCAATCCGTTGATTTTTTCTCTGTTTTTTGTGTTTTGGCTTGCATTACTTATATATATTTGATACAATAGTTTATGTCAACAAAGGAAAGGAGGTGAACATGAAATGGACGGACATCGTAAACGCCATCAGCTCGGTGACAAGCAACATCATCGCACTGGCGGCGCTGGTCATCTCGCTCAGAAAGCCGCCTAGGCACGGCAGATGACAAGAGGGTTCCGAGCACTCCTACTGCCCGGAACCCTCCGGTTCCATCCTATTTCATGACCCATCATGAAGACAAGCACACTGTTCGCCGTATGCGGCATCGTATGCGGCCTGACATCGCTCTCGCTCGGCTGCGCCGGGAAAGCATGGCAGGCCGGACTGTTCGGCCTCGCGGCGGGAATCTGGAGCATCGCCACGCTCATCAGGGACAGGAGGGACAATGACGACTGAATACCTCGGCATCAAACAGGTCTCCGAACGCCTCGGCGTCGCCAACGCCGCCTCCTACGACCTGCCCGAGCCGGACGTAACCATCGGCCGCACGCGCGGCTGGCTCCCCGACACCATCGACCAATGGAACGCGCAGCGCCCAGGACGCGGCGTCGGCGGAGGCAGGCCACGCAAACACAAGACCGAATAAACACGAAAACGCCCCTCCCCCAGCTTAAGAGCTGAGAGAGGGGCGATGTTGCATGTGGGTGCAAAATATTCCAACAGGAATTCAACCGCGCGATTCTTGCGCGAGGTTTTCGATGATCCGCCTTTCGGTTTCGGAGAGAGGCCAGACTGTCACGTCTTCTGCGGCCTTCAGTTCCGCGGCCTTTAGTTCTGCGGCCTTCAGTTCCGCGGCCTTTAGTTCTGCGGCCTTCAGTTCCGCGGCCTTAGCTTCGCTCAGGAGATAGCCGCCGCCGTAGATGGCCTTCTTCACGGCCTTCTGCGAGTCGAGAGCCCTCGTGAACGCAACGTCCGAAGCCTTGACGCGGAACTCGACCTGCCTGCCGATCTTCCCGAGCCTGCTCACGGTAAGCAGTTCACGCGGATACGCGTATTTCGGCGGATGCCTGCGTTGCTCTTTCCTGACGCGCTTCACGGTCTCGTCTATCGCGTTGGCCAGATCCGGCGCGGTGCGGATCAGGTCATCACCGAAACTCGTCACGAACGACGTGTTGACCTGCGCGCCGTTCGCGTATTCGATGATCGAATCCGTGACGATCATGTGCGCTCCGTTGCGCGACGTGCTGGAGAAGATCGTGAGACACGGCGCGAACAGGAAGAACGGAATTTGCTCCGTCCGATAGAACGTGCAGATCTTCGACAGGATGCTGAACGGCGGATTATCCACAACCACCGCACCGCCCGAATAGTCGAACCGCTCGTAGTCCCCGCCCGGATAGAACGGGCGCACCACCTTATCAGGGTCTATACCGTATTCCCGGCAAGCCCAGTCTTTTATCACCCCATACACTGCGGGGGGGGTGTAGCAGTCATCCGTGGTCTTCTTCGGTTCGAATTTGTCCACGAACGACCCATAATCGTCAATCGTCTGCTGTCTGATGCCCATTTTGAAAGTCCTAAAAGCAAAGCCCCTCCTCCAAAATGGAGAAGGGGCAGATTTAAAAACAGGGTGTAAAAAATTCCACGGACACTACAGTGCCGCAAATTTTTCCACACCTGATGTTGAGTTTCCGGCGCGAGTTTGATTTTCAAGCCCGAAAATTAATTGCGGCGGAGTGGATTGTAGGCCACGCCCAAGCCGGAAGCGATGAAGCCGGCCACGGTGCTGATGTATCCGCCGATCGCGGCGTCACCGAAGGTCATGAAGCCAAGACCAACGCACGATGCGATCAGACCCAGCACGTAGACCACGGTACGCACGCCCTTGGAAAAGACGGGCGTGTAAGCGGTCGGCTGCTGGTTGTCCTGACCGTCCTCGCACTCGTTGGTCAGATTATTGACTGTGGTCTCCAAAGTCGTTGGCGCTGCATGTTGAGCCATATTAAACCCCCTTAGAATCGGTTTTGATTGAGTGCCGTCTGCAAGGCGCGTGCCGTACCAGGACCGAATGATGCGTCCTGCGCCAAGCCGTAGTGCGCTTGGATGGCGCGAATGGTGGCAGGGCCAAGCAGACCATCAACACCACAGCCCAGGCGACGCTGCACGGCGCGGATCAGATCACTGCCGCCAGCACCGTAGCGAACCACGCTCGAATCGATTGCCGGACGCGCGTAAGTCCTGCCGTCAGGCACCTGCTGGCCGCTGATGATGCCATCCACCGAAGTACCCATCACCTGCTGCCACTTGCGCACGGTGGCCGGACCAACATTGCCGTCCACTGCGATGGCACCGGAATTTGCGGCTGGAGCGGAAGACTGGGCGCCATGGTATCGCAGATAGCAATTCCATGGATAGTTGTAGTAATTGCGGATGTTGGTTTCGCGGCCAGTCTGATCGCCAGCCTTTCCGTATGCGGTGCCACGCTCGCTGATGGATGCCTGTGCGAGCTTGCCGCCACCAAGATAGACCGCGACGTGGTGTACGTCGTTAAGCAGGATGTCACCAGCCTGCGGATTGCCGTTGGCGGGCAGGCGCTTCCAGCCGCGCTTGGTCAGCTCGGAGGAGAGGTTGCCGGTGTAAGTGGCCGAACCGGTGTCGAATCCAGCCTCCTTGAGACAGTGGATGACCAGGCTGGAGCAGTCGCAGTTGCCCGACGAAGCGTTGAAGTTCCAGCGGTCCGCCTGCGAATAGCCCATGTTCGCAACCGCGCACCAGTAGCGCATGCGGTTGATCAAAGTGCTGACGCTTGCCATGCTCAGTCCTCCAATCCCTCTACGGCCTTGGCCGCGTCCTCCTCAGACACGAGCGGAATGCTCTCGGGCGGCAGACTGTCGCCCTGCGGTGTCATTTCCGGCGTCATGGTCACATCGTCCATGACGGCCTCCTTCCCGCCCCTCACGGGGCAATAGAAAAGGCCACCACTGAAGTGATGGCCATGAAAATCGGTTTCAGCGCATGTGAGCGCCTTGGTTGAAAATGATGATGAGTGCGAGGAGCAATAGGTAGGCTCCGCCCGCGATGAGCAGTCGTGTCATTGCCGTTCCTCCAAGTATTTTTCGGCGGCTGAGATGATCCAACACTGCGCGTCGAGTTTTTCGAGCTTAGCCAATTCGTATCGGACGGCCTCAGAATGGTCGTGCGCTTGGTCGCCGTAGATCAGTGAGATCAACGTGTTTTTTATGGTGTCCCTGCACAATTCGTCCAGCCGCCCGTCAAACCGTTCGGAACGTTCGCCGAGCTGCCTCGTCTTAGCGAAATGCTGGGAAAGCACGCTGTTATACGGCAAGCGCTCGGGATTGACGTGGGCATAAAGCCCAGTAGCCAATGATTCGAGCGCCCCCGGCCACACTTTGAGACATAGTGTGATTACCGCGCACGCGCCACCCACACCACCAAACCCCGCTAAAAACGTTTGAAACACATCACATCTCCTTGAAATCGTTTAATCTTTTGGCATGGTGTCGCCATCGAAATAATTGCCCGGCAATCCCAACGAGACAAGCTGCTGCCACTGGTCTTGAGGCACGCACAAGCCCTTGCTCAGATTGACCGTGCAATTGTTCAGCCCGACGAGAATGCCGTGAGTGGTGCTGGCGGCGGTGAAGACGTAATCCACGCGACCATTCGAACTGACCAGCCCACTATCGCTGCCATTGGTGGTGAGACGCAAGCGCGGATTGTCGCCACTCGTGGACAGCATGTAACAGACGACGCTCGCATGGTATTTCACGCCCGCCGTCAACCCCGTGAAGGTGATGTCCGATGGTGTCGTGTTCGTCGTCTTGACGCTCACACCGTCTTTCGGCATGACGCAGTGATTAACGATGAGAGTCATGCCACCACCCCCATAGGGATTAGGCGCGCGGCATCGTATCCCCGTCGAAATATTCGATGCTGTCGAGCAGGGTCTTGTTCGCCTGATAATCGGCAAACGTGCAGAGGAGCATATCTGTCACTGTAACGGTCGGATTGCCTGACTTGACGGAATAACTCATTGACACAGGATTGGGATTGTTGGAGATCATCGTGTATCCGATACGTTGGCTTGCGCTGATGTCGCCATCCACTCCGATTATCGAGATCGTGCCGCCGGTGACGTTCACATAGACATTGATCCAATATTTCATCCCGATCTTGCTCGGGACGGTCGTGATATTCACCCACTTGTCGGCTTTCAGGGTGATGGTCGAGGATGGGCTCGTGCATAGGTTCATGATCATCATCGGACATCACTC